GCGACGCCGCCGGTCTTCGCGAACGCAAGCATGTCGGTCGGCGTTACCAGTCCGGCCGAGCCGCTCATGACGCGCTGCGCATAGTCGGCCTGACGGAACATCTCGTCTTGCGACTTCGTGCCGCCACGCATTTCAATGACCTTGCCTAGCGCCTGGAAGGTCGATTCGTCAAATTTGTTGCCTTCCTCACCGTAGACGCCCTTATTAGCCGCCAGCATGCGAGAAAACAGCGGAGTAATGGCCTTGGCTTCGTCATAGTTGCCCATGATTTCGTGCATGTCGCGGAGCATGGTCATGCGCTCCGTCATCGACACGCCGAACTGCGAGGTCCCCTTGGCAAACTTGTCGGCATCCTTGTTGACGACATCCCCCAGGTTCAGTGTCTTGAACCGGGCGAAAGCCATCTCATAGTCTTTCGACGCCTCGTAAAACTGATGGCCGACGTACACCGCGACGCCCGCCGCAGCGAGCGGCACGAGCATGTCGCTGGCCAGTCCCATGCCAACGCCACCGACGCCAAAGCCGTGCGGGCCGACATGCACGTTGCCGCCATGGATGCGGCCGCCGTGACCGCCACCACCACGAGCGCCACCAGGTGCGGGCAGCGGCGCGACGCCACCGCGACCACCGCCGACGCCCATGAAGTTGTGCCCAGCGCCGCGCAGCGCGCTCAACTGGCGCCCGAGGATGTTCACCTGCACGTTCGCGTCGGCGAGTTCTTTCTCGATACCCAGAGCACCCGGCGGCATAGCGGCGCGGATCGCTCGCAGATTCTTCTCGGCAATCAGCGCGCCATTCCCGACCGCTTTCAAGCTGCCGTCAAGCGCCTTTGCTGCCGTCGCGAGATTGCGGACACCCACCACCTCGGCACCCATCTTCTGCAGGCGCTTGTTGACCTGCAGGACAATCGCATCGATCTTGGCGAACTGCTCCGCCATCCTGACCAGATGCGGCGTAACGAGGTCCGTAATCTTGAGCGTCGAGCCGATCGAGTAGACATCAATCATTTTGGTTTAAACTCAATGGCTTACGACGTGGAGTCGATATGGACCGAATCTATCGGGCGCGGGAATGGCTGGCCGATCACATTTCATGGGTGCAATACCCCAAACCGCGCGTGCGCAGTCTGAGCGGGCATCCGCACGGACTCCGCGCGTGGTGGATCAACCGGCCTGCCATGAACAGGCCATTGGCTATCGCCGCGCCGACGATCCTGCTGTTCGTGCCGTATATCGGGGTCTTTCTGGCGATCGCCTGCGTGTTGTTTCTGTTCGCTTACTTCAATCGCCGCTGGTAATCCGTGGACGCCGCCAGCCGCGGCCCGAGAGCCACGCGAACATCGTCATGCCCATGATCTTCTGCACGCGCGACCTGCTGTGAATGGCTGCGGGACCGAACACTGGCCGCGGCGGCTGTTTGCTGGTGCCGCCGTCGAACCAGACCAGGTCCTGATCGTTTGAACCGACTGCGGCCTCATCGCCCTCGACATGGCGCCCCACGGAACGCTGCATTGCGCCGGAGCGATAGCCTGGATCGTTCTCCGAATAGCCCAGCCGTGAGCGTTCTGCCTGCGTTGACTCGGCCAGTTCTTCCCATGCCGGATAGCTGCCTACGGCGCTCTGGTATTCACCGATGAGTCCTTTTGCGGTCTTCTGTATTTCCTCGGCGGAACTGTCGAGAATGTGCTTCTTCACCTCTTCGGATTCCGCCGCGAGGCGCATGAGGTGATCTGCAAAGGCACCGAAGCTCTTGAATTCCTTCACTCGCCACCCTCGTATTGCTGTGTCGCAAAGTTGTACCGCTTCCCGGTCTGCTGCTCGGAAACGATGATCGACCACGCAGTGCGCGTCGTGTTGTCGATGCCAAATGCGACATCGAACGGCACGCCGTGACCCGCCAGCCAGAGGGACTGACGCGTCTCGGGGTCGCTAACTATTTTTTTGCGAGATCCTCGTTGATCGCGGCAGTGTCCGCGGCGAAGTGTTCCGCGTGCGCCTTTTCCACCGCTTCATAGCCATGCTCATCGAGGCGTTGATAGAGCGCTTCGATCTGCGTCTTCTGCGCCGGTGCCGGCACGTTGGCGCCATCGATCGACACCACATACATCAGCGGCCACACAGTGCCGGCCCAAAGGCGGTTCGCGGACGACTCGCCCATCGCATCGATGAAGCGCAGCTTCGTCAAAGGATTGGGTTTGCGCAGCACGATGGTGCGGCCGGCCGAGTCGGTTACAGCGACATCACTGACAGCATGGGCCACGGCGGATTGCGACGGTGTTTGCGCCGGCTGACCGGCGGGAAGCGGGGCATCCGGACGAACGGTTACTTTCGAAGACATTCGTTTTCCTTAGGAGATCTGGATCTTGCGGCCAGCTTGTCCGGTGAACTTCTGCGTCACCTTTGTCTGACCTTCCCACGTACCGTCATCTTCCGGCGCGAGCGCCATGTCGGAATACTGGTACTGGGATACCGAGGTATCCAGGTTGTTGATGGTCCACGTGAGAAAAATGGCACTCGGTGGAAGCTGGGCGTAGTAGTTCGCCTCAGCGCTGGCGAAGTACTGCTCGTACGACGGATCCTGACGGTCGATCTCGAACGAAAGTTCGTGACCGTCGGGCACTACCCGATACATGATGCGGCCGCCGATCTGCACACTCTTCAGCTTGACGACTGCGGGCTTCGCTTCGAACCGGATGACCCCGTTGATCGTGACCGTGCCGATGTTCGAGTCGAGAATCGTCAGCTGCGCCCCGTCGCGGCCTACGTTAAAACTATTGACGCCTGCCATTTGCGGCTCCTACAAAAGAAGAAGCCCGCACGCGGCGGGCTATCTGGACGGGAAGAGAAGTGATCAGCCGTTCTGCACAGTGACGCTGACCGTGCCGCCGCCTTGCAGCGAGATCACGAACACGCGGACGATCGACAGGTACGTGACCTTGACCAGCGTCTGCATCAGGCCGGTGGCGACCTGTGCACTCGGGTTGTTTGCGGCGTTGGTCTGTACCGAGAACGGCACCTGAGTCGGGTTGTTCACGTCGCCGATGTACTGATTCACCAGCCACAGTCCGGTCAGGAAGGCCGTGATCGAGTCGTTGACTTCACCGCGCAGGTCTGTCGTCTGGGGATTGCCGACCACCCAGCCGAAGTTCGACGCGAGAGTCAGCGCGAGGAAGTTTGTCATCGACGTGTACGCCTCGGAATTCGTCGCGGCGAACGTCGAGCAGTTCATGTCAGTCTGGAAGGCAAAGTAATTGCCGCCCGGCGCCGGATTCGCGAGGTAATCGAGACGTCCTTGCGTAGCGGCAAGCGCTTCCGAATCTGCGTACAGCAGGTTTTGCGCTGAACGCTGCGTACCGATCAGGCCGTTGACCGGCTTGTTCAGCGTCGACTGGTTCGGTGCCATATTCGCGCGCATCGGCGCCCAGAACGTAGCCGGCCCGAGCAGACGCTGCACGTTGTTGATAGTGTCCTGCCAGTACACCCAGTCGCCGACCAGATCCTTGAAGCTGTAGTTGTCGACGCCAGCAGATGCGAGCAACGAAGCGGTGCTGGCCACGTTGGTGCCCACCGGTGCCTGTCCCGCGCCGAAGATGCCGTACAGGATCCCGAACTGCGCCATCGTGTTCCACTGCGTGGAGGTCGAATGGTCGACGAGGTTCATCGTCAGCACGTTCGCGTTCTGCAATGCGTACATGCCGGTGGGCGGCGTGGAGTTCGTGCCGACCAGCGTCGCATCGGTCACGCCGGCCGCGCCGTCGGTACCGCCGGAGAAGGTGTACGTCGCCAGCGCGGGCGCAGCGGCCGACGTGCCAATCGTTGCAACAACGAGTTGCGACGGGCCGCGCACGCCGGACTGACCGTTGTTGACCGCGTTGACGAGGTTGGTCCAGCAGCCCACACCAAAGGTGTACGTCCCAGGAGTGCCCGCGCCGCCCCCAGTGAGCGTGCCCGTTGCTGCGGTGTAGCCCAGGCCCGGCACGATGACGCTAGGCGCACCCAGACCCCATACAAGGTTGATGATTGCGCCAGTACCGACGCCGGACGTCTGGATCTGCGTGTTGCCGGATACCGGTGCCGCGCCGCCGCCGAGCGAGCCAGCATTCGTGACGGTCAGCGCGGTGATGACACCTGCTGTAGCCGTGGCCGTCAGAACCACGCCATTCGCTAGCGTGATCGTGTCGCCGGTCACGTAGCCCGTACCACCCGATCCGCCGCTGCCCGTGATGTTGGCCGACAGCGCTTTCAGGGTGGCCTGTACGACGGCCTGCGTGCCACCAGACGCCGGGGCGTTCATCGCCAGTTGAGGCACAGACGTGTAGCCGGTGCCGGGCGTCGTCGTGCCCGGAATCACGCCCACACCGAGGTTGTCGTAAATCTCTGACAGCTGACCGGGCAGTGCGACCGTGCACTTGAACGTGGTGGGCTTCGTGCCATTCGACATCGTGGCCTGAAGCGTGTTACCGACGACGCCCGTATAGAAGCCCGTCAACGTCGCACCCGTCGTCGCCGAGCCGTCTTTCAGCGAGCTGGTGGCCGCCGTATCGGTGCCGTCTGTCACGCGCACCGCGGCATTGTTCGACTGGCCGAGCGAGAACGCAATCGCCATCGCCGTAGCGAGGTCATACTTGCGCGCTGTCACCGGACCAAGCGACAGACCGGCGATCTGCGGCGAGCCGACACCATAGGCACTATTCACCGGCCCCCACGAAGCGACGCCGACCTGACCGAGGCCATTGGACGCAATGCCCTGCACGACAGGCGGCGGCGCGACCACCTGAACATATGCCCCGGGCGGCAGTTGCCCGGCGAGATTCAACTGCCCAGCCTGGTAAATCGGCATTTAGCGTGCTCCAGAAATGCAAAAAGCCGCCCGGAGGCGGCTCTGCGAAGGCGAGAAGGGGGGTTACTGCGGAAAGACCTTGCGGCAATGATGCGAGAGGTGATGGGTCTGCAATGCAGTGATTACCGCGGCATCCACGATCTTTTCGCCGCGGCTGTAGTCATCGAACGGGTGCACCACCACAAGGTGGAAGTCGGGCTTTGCCGGAGCGACCGGCGCGTTGTCCTGCTTTTCGTCAGCCATGTCGGCTCCTAATAAGTGCGGGTGATGATCGGCACGCCTGTTTGCGTGTCGAACGTGACCTTCGTCGCCACCACCGTCGCGAGTTGCTGGGTCGTCGTCGTGGCGTACTCGATCTCATAAAACAGGTCGCGCCGGTAGGTTCGAACCCTCTGCGCCTCGTCGGACAGTGCATTGCGCCGGTACTGGATGCGCGCACCGTAGCCGTCGGGCATCGTCAGGAACGTGATCTGCGACAGTGGCGTCTTGATCGCGGTGCCGATTGTTGCGCGCGTGACCGGATCAGGTGCCCACACCGTGATCTGGAAAAGTTGCTTCTGCCGTTCCCACTCGGTCGTCACCTGACCGGTCGTGCCGACACGCGCCACCGTGGCCTGCAAGCCAGACGGAAGGGAGATGACTGGGCCCGTATTCGTGGTGCCCGGATACACCCGCGCGATCAGCGCGCCGAGGCCGGTCGCGATCGACGTCAGCGTGTCGGTTGACTGCACGGAATAGATAAACGCCTGACCCGCGATCAGCGCCGCGACATTGTGTGCCGTGAATGGCGATGGCATTACACCACCTACGGTCAGCATTCTGTTGCCCGCGACAAGCGTGATGGTCGCCTCCGCGATCGACATCACTACTGCTTTCGGGCGGTACCGCGTCGTGTTCGTCTCAACGTTCGGCACTGGATATACGCTTACGTCCGCGATGCCCTTTGGCATGTCGCTGTCGATTTGGTCCGGCAGCGGCCAGCCCGGAAAGGCGTTGATCGTGGTGCCCGTCACGGAAGGCTGCCCGGTACCGTTGGGATAGACGAACCCCGCGATCTGGGATGCCACGGTGTTCATCACGTCGGATACGTCGGACATTTACGCCTCCAGACGTTCGACGAGGAAGTTCGGGCCCAGCGAATTGATGTACGGCGCCCAGACCTGATAGCGCTGGCCAGCGTCGTCGGTAACGATGTCGCCGCGCAGCACCGATCCCACCGTTACGCCAGCAGACAGCGGCATCAACACGCGCCAGATCGATCGGCTTCGCGCATCCGCCGGCAGATTCGCATCCGGCTTCGAGCTGGTGCTGGTCTGCTGGATCGAGGCCGCAAGACCGGTGTAGATCGCCGCCTCAGCGTTCGGATTCATGCCGCCGTATGGCTGCACGCCACCGCCAGTGTTGATCGGCTGCCGCGTGATGGAAATCGTGCGCGGATAGATGAAGCTCATACGAACAGCTTTGCGCGGAATGGCGCGAGTAAAGCCTGCGTATCGGCGTCGATCGCGGTCGCAGCGAAACGCTCAAGCGCTGTATCGCCTGCCTTGTACATCTTTGTGGCGCCGAGTTGCGGCACCGCCGCCTGCGCCATGATGATGTTCGCGCACGCGGCCTGAATCGCCGGAGGTATTCCGGTCGACGGATAGCCCGCCACGTACCACAGATTGATCTCGCTGTAGTAGGCGAGCATCACGCCCGCCGGTACCCACAGCATGCCGGTCTCGAAGTCCACGCCGGTGTTGATGATCGGGAAGAACTCCCACACCGGAGGACCGCCGAAGTGAGACAGCGACGCGAGCAGGTTGAACTCGTCGACCTGATAGCGCGATGAATCGCCGCGGCGTCCATAGCCGTATCGACCTTGCCCGGCGAGCAGCCGAGCGATCGGCGTAAAAGCGAGGTTCGTCACTGGCCGTCCATCAGGCATGAACTTGTGCTGCTTGATCGTCATGCCCGCGTCCAGCGTGCACGGGCCCGGGTGACTGAAGACAACGTTCTGCAACGTGACCGACACCGGAGGGGTGACGCCAGCAATCGACTGCAGGCCGTTGCCGAATGACACGATAGCAACCGGCTCGGCGATGTCGGTGGTTCCGCGGTCGAGGATCAGCACATCGCCGATCTGGATCGCGGCGACGCCGCCAGTCAGTTCGACCACGACGTTCTGACCCGGCTCGATGGGGCCAGCGCACTGATACGTGATGGTCGGAGACTTCGCGGCCATCCAGCCGGGTGCGCCAGTGCCGTCCGGTGACCACACCAGACCGTCCGGACGCTTCAGATACAAGTCGATCAGCGTGGATGCCGTCGTTACCTGGCCGGCCGTGGTGGCCGCCGGTAGACCGTACGTCGAGTAGTCGCCGGCGGTCAGGTAGGAAGAGGGCATGTGCTCAGAGACCGATCAGTGCGTATGTCGTGCCGGCGGCGCTGCCCACACCATTCAAGGTGTTGGCCAGACCGAACGGCAGCGTTACCGAGGCACCCGGTGCCAAGGTGAAGTCAGAAGTGGTCGCCGTCGCATTGAACGACAACGACAGCTTGTTCGTTGCATGGGTGTTCTGGATGGTCACCCAGTTGGAGAAGGTGTTCGCCGGGACAATGGCTGCACTGGTCGCGCCGACCGTGCCGTTCGAACTGATCCCGGCACCGAACACCGCACCAGTGTTTAAGCCCATTTCAATCTCCGCGATTCGTTTCGGCTTATGCCGAGGTCAGCATGATGTGCGTGCGCACGCGCTCGTCATGCACTTCGAGCTGCCGCGCCATTGCGAGGTCGGTGATGATCGGCGAGCGCTGCACCAGTTCCTTATCGAGGAGATAGCGCGCAACGTCGTCGCGTACGTTCGATGCCTTGCCGTCGACGAACTTCACGCTGAAGGTGATCGGCGTGCCGTCGGACATACAGAAATCGGACGTAGGGAATTCCTGGCCAGGCTGCACGATGATCAGGTGATCCCGTTTGCCGGTGGTGAGATACAGGTGCATGCCAGTCCTTTGGGTTCGGGAAATGAAAAAGGGCGCTGGAGTGAACCAGCGCCCTTCGTGTGCCGCATCAGAGAGCGGCGCGTTGCTTTATCGGTTACGTGCCAACAACCGCCACAACAGCGTGCGCGTAGCTGTAGCCCTTCACGATCAGCGCGTCGAATTGAACGCCAACAAATTGCCCTGCCAGGTTACCGGTCAGGCCGAGCTGGAAGATGCGCGGTTTGCCATCGGTGCCCTTGCCGATGTATGCGATTTCGAGCATCGGTTCGGTGACGATTGCGGCGTAGTAGTTGCTCAGGCTGCCGCCCGGAGTCGAGAAGCCGTACTTGCCGGTCGTGTCCGTCGGCATGTACGGATCCGGGATCAGCGGCAGGTCACCGGCTTGCGTGGCCAGATACTTGACCGAGATGCCCGCAACGACGTCCTTCGTCTTCAGCTCGATGTGCGACGCCTTCGCTTCCTTCTCGATCTTGTCGATCAGGAGCGGGTTCAGGTAGATGCCGGTGGGCTTCGGCTTGAAGACCTGATTCGCCATCATCGTCGCGACCATCGTCTTCAGGCCGTCGATGATCGAAGAGCCGAAAGGAATCGTCGCTTGCTGCGTGATCTGCTCGAGCGCGCCCACCCATTGCAACGTGGTCGGGACCAGCAGCGAGGTATCGGTGCCGTTCCAGAACATGTGTGCGCGCAGCACGATGATCGACGTGATGATGTCTTCGACGTCCTTCGCCTGCAGCGACGCGAACTGACCTTGCTGCTCGGTCACATCGCGATCGAACAGCGAGAGGTTCGACTGGGCGACGCTCGCCTTGATGAACGCAGCGCGTTCGACGCGGGTCGGGCCCGAGGCGGTTGCCGCGAGGTTGCGCGGATCGTTCGAGGTCGCCTGGGCGATCGCGATCTGTTCGAAGTAGCGATGCGGGTGACCGGTCGCCGGAACGTGCGGCGTGCGCTCGAGCGCCACCGAGTTACGACGGATCAGGTCAACGATCTCGCGTTCGAACACCGGCACTTCGAGAGCACCGGGGCCGCTGTAGTCGGCTGCAGCCTGCAGGGCGTGCATGCCCTGGCCGCTTGCGCCCAGCGTGTTGCCGAGCGCGATCAGCGCCGGATCTTCCGAAGCGGAAGCGGCGCGTGCAATGATAGTCATGGCTTTTCCTGTGAAGTCTGGATGTGTGGTGCGTCGACGCGCCGCTTACTTGCGCAGCAGGCCAGCTTGGGCGATCTGCTGCTTCGCGGCGATGCGGGCACTGATGCCCGTCACGCCAGCCGCTTCCAGCATCGTGTCGATCTGGCCTTCGGTCAGACCTTCCTTCGTGTCTTCGACCTTGATGCCACCCTTGGCGAGCAGCGTCAGGATTTCCGAAGGGACCGTGCGGCGTGCCGGCGCTTCTGCGGTCTTGAAGGCGGCTGCCTTCAGGTCCGTCATCTGCGTACCGAGACCGGCCAGTTGGTCCGTCAGCGCCTTGATGACGGGGTTGTTCGCGTCGAGCACGGGAGCGTCCGCATGACCCGTCTTGAGTTCGACCGCCGCAGCGCTGAAGCCCCAGTCGTGATCGCGGAAGATATGCGGCACCTTGCCAGAAGCCGCGTCGGCTTCCATCGACGCTGCCATGTGATGCAGCACCTTCACGTGCCCACGTGCACTGTCGAGACCTATGCTGGACGCTTCCATCGCAGCGGCGCAGTTGCGCAGCGCGGTGGCGTGCGGCGCGACGCGATCGCGCACTTCCTTGTTCGCGTGGAGAGCCGTTTCACCCGCGGCCTTGATCGCGGTCACTTCCTTCGTGACGTTCGCGAGTTGGGTCGCAATCGGGCCCAGTGCGCTGGCGAACAGCGCTTCCATTTCTTCCTTGGTCATTTCGATTTCTGTTCAGCCTGTGCGGCCAATGATGTTGACTGGTAGGCAGCCTTGTCCTTGTAGAGGACGGCAGCGCCGGTGAACACGCAGCTCACAATCTGAAGCAGGTCGCCCATCGGTCGAGTTTGAGCCCGGACTTCGTAACTGAAGCCCAGGTCCTCTTTCTCGTCCTGAATCTTGGTGCAAACCTGCGGAAAGTCCGCAGCGTAGAAAAAGCCTTCAATCCGCACTTCTTCGCCGACGATCTCAGCGCCCGTGATGACCCCGATCTTCTGGGTGACGTTGTGGGCGCTCAGGTCGTCGGAATAGTCCACTGCCATGCCGAGCAGACTTTCAAGGGCCTTTTCAGCGACATCCTTTGGCAGATAGGTGCGTTTGCCGCCCGAGCCGCCCGGAGGCATGTCAGACGGCTGGTTCACGAACGTGAGCACGCCGGAGAACGGCATGCGGTTCGGATGGTTTGCGACGTGCGGGACGTTGAGCGACATGCCCCAAAGCGTCATCGCGGAGGCGTGCACGCTCTTATCCCAGTCTGATGTGTCGATGCCGAGTTCTTTTGCGCGGCGCAGGATACGGGCGCGCGCTTCCGAGCGCTCCGCATTCGACAGCCCCTGCGTGCGGTCCACCTGATCCCACGCGAGGCGCGTATGCGTCTCATCGTTGATCGGCATCTTCCGCTTGCCGGGCACGGCGAAGTGCTCAGCGGGCAGCGCGTCGCGTTCCTCTTTCGACAGCGGCATCTTCAGATCCCCTTACAGCGCTTTGATCTTTCGCAACAGGTCTGCGGTAGCAGGGTCGCGGACGGTTTCCAGCGCTTCGTGCGCCTTGAACTTCGCAGCGGCCAGCGACACGAGGATCGGGTGCAGCACCGCATAATCCGGATGACCATTCGCCAGATGGCCGACGAGCAGCGCATCAAGCTGGTGATACAGCGTGTCGCGCTGGGCGCTTTGCACAGGTGCCGCAGCAACCAGCGCTGGTTGCTCGACGACGGGCTTGGCCTCTACCGTCGCGGCTGGCGGATCGCTCTGCAACACACGCATTGCTGGCCGAGGCAAATCAGCATCCCCAACAGCGATGGGCGATTCTGGCTGCCCACCGAGCACGCCGAATGCAGGCTTCGCACCCGCTTTCGGGCTGTTCGCTTTGCCTCGCGTCATGGCCGGCTCCCGATTACGTCAGCGCCGTGATGGCCGTATTGATCGCGGTCAGATTCGAGCCAGCGGGCAGGAAGTCGGCGATCGCGTTGAGTACCTGAATCGCGTCAGCAACCTTTTCGGCGCCGAAATTCAGCATGCCGGGAAGATCCTGACCGTCAGCGGCGCAGGTTGCCGTTTCGGCCGCGAGCGGGGTAATAGCAAGCAGATTGGTGCGGACGCCCATGGCGTTCTCCTATGCGTGGTGGGGGGACTACGAAAGTCGCGCACAGGGGCGCGAAAGGGGTTAAGCGAAGATCGTGACGTCGAACGTGCCGGCGGCGAGCGTGCTCGTGGTCTGGCGCGGAGCCAGATTGACCGTGAAGCCGGTCTGCGTCTTGGCGGTCACGAACGCGGTGGCGTCCTGGTTCGGCGTAACCTCTACCGTGTAATTCGCCGGCAACTGAAGGCCGGTGATCGCTGTTGCGACCGCCGTATTGGCGCTCCCGCCAGCGACATTCGCCACGTTCGGCAGGATGGCGAAGGCGACGCGATCCGGCTGCGCAGTCGGGTTGCTGCCCGGCGCGACTTCGATCGTGTGAATATCGAGACCCATGAAATGCTCCTGTGTCGGGCGAACGCCCAGAGGTGTGCCTTTCGGCGGTATGCAGGCGTTCGGCCCGCTATTCGATGGTGGTCAAAGCGGGGTTGACGACCTTGGCGCCGCGTGCGCCCTCGATCGCGATCTGCGTATCAACGTAAATCATGTCGCCGAACTTGCTTTGCAGCGGCGGCAGATTGCGGCGCGCCCGATACTCGTTCGGCGTGATCGCATTGCCCATGTATTCGATCTTGTAGATGTCGGCTGTGGCCTTCTCATCCTCACGATCCAGACCGCCCGGCGTCAGTTCGATCTGCGAGAAGCCCAGGTTGCCCCAGATCACCTCGCGGTTGATGTACGCGCACACCGTGCGCGCCACCGGCTTGATCGAAAGATCCCAGTCGCGGTCTTCTGCGGTTTCTGAGGTGTTGCGGTTGACATCCGCCTCGACGCCGAGGTTTTGCGGGCTGATACCGAACGCCGTAGCGATTTCGCGGATCACGAATGTCTGGTATTTCAGGAACAGTGCGTCATCGCTCGAGCCGCGCAGGTTGAGCACCTTCGCGTCTGTGCCGCCAATCACCGGCGTCTGGCCTTGGCCTTCGATGTCGTTGCGCCAGTAGCCGCGGAACGCCTCAATGGTCGTCTGGTCCGCCGTCTGCAGGAAGATCAGGTTCTGCGGGTGCGCATTTGCTGCGACGTCGCCAGCGTACTCAGCCACGCCGAGCAGACGGTTGATCGTCTCGAACGCGACTTCCAGCGCACCGAACGCAAACGGCGAATCGGTCGTGATGCGATCGCGCATATAGATCAGCTCGCGATTGAGCAGGTCCTTGCCTTGCGCGACGCCCACATTGCCGTACCCGTAGGTCTGGCAGTAGCGAGGCTTCGACTCGTCGCCGTCCCAATCCGCGTAGATCTGGATCGACAGCGCGTCGACCGGCCACAGCCACAACGGGCGCAGCTTGTCGCCGCCTTTCTGCTGCTCGATCACGCCCGCGCCGCACACAAGCAGGTCTTCGATGACCTGCTGCAGCAGAGACGAGAATGAATCGTCGTGGTTCGGGCTGAAAAGGCACGCCGACGTGACGTCGATTTGCCGTGTGATCTCAGTGTTTTCGGTGACGTCTTTCTTGACCTTGACCGCCCATTCGAGCGAGCAGATCGAGCGCGTATAGAACTGGATCGCACGCGTGGCGTACGGCGTGCGCGAGAAGTAGCGCAGGTTCGCCGGCACCGGCTTGATCATCGGGCGCGAATCGCGCAGGTTCCACGACCCGATCTGCTTCATGCGCGCGTACTGCGATGTCACGCGGTGCGGCTCGTGGCGCGGACGTCCTGCGCGGATCGCGAGCACTGCTCCGGTCACCACCCGCTTGATGCGCGTCCAGCGCGACGGCGGCGGTCGTTGATGCAGTTTGGTGTGATCCATGAAAGGTCCGTTCAATTCGCAACCGACCCGAACGCAATTTGCTGTTGCGAAAGCGGCCAGTGCTTCACGATGAAATACCCGCCGGCGTCGTTCGGATGGTCAAAATCGGCCTTCTTGTCTGGTTGCCCCTTCTCGTCCCAAACCTGCCGCTCCAGCGACTGCGTGTATCTCGGGCATTTGTGGGTGTTCACCAGCAGTCGCCGTTCGCCATACGTGTTGCACAGCATGGAGTTCTTGCTGTTGATACGGTCCTTGACGGCCGGATTGGACGGGTTCACCACGACCTCTAACCCCGCGGCGCGCAACAGGGCAATGTCCGACTCGCTGGCGTTGCTGGTCTTGCGGTTATCGCCTGAGGCATCTGGATAGACGGTGACCAGGTGAGCGGGGTAGCGCTCCTTGATCTTCTCGATGATCGCTGGCGTGTCAAACACGTCGATCAGTTCGTCGACAGCGCGGGGCAGCCCGTCGCGTATCACGAACACGATGCCAGCCATCTTGCTGACGTTGAAGTCCATCCCGACGTGCAGATGATCGATGTGCTGGATCGTTTCGTCGGTGTGATTCAGCCGGCGATCGAAGCAGTAATAGACAACGCCCTGATAGTTCTCGAAGCTGGCCTCGTATTCCTGCCGATACGTGCGCGGGTCCATGCTGCGCCGCGCGGCCTCGATTTCCTCTTCAGGAACGTTGCCGCCCTGGACCGTGGTGTAAAGCCACGACCGGTGATCCTTGATCGGGTAACCGTCGTTATCGACCGCGCCCGGCTGTCCCGCCAGATATGTGTCGTAACAGTGGTTGAAGCCCTTCGGCGTACCGATGCGCAGCGCGTGACCACCGCGTCTCTCGACACCATCGACGGTATAGCGGCACGTCGACAGCATCGGGCGCAGGACTTCCTCCCACGCTTCATACGGACAGTCCGCCCACTCATCTACCAGCGCGAAGAACAGCCCAGACCCGCGCAGGTTGTCGTAAGAATCAAGCCCCACCAGCCGGATGATGTGACCGGATCGGAGGGTGATGCAGCATTCTGTTTCGTTCGGCTTGCCGAACCGCCAGTGCGCCGGGATGGCCTTCTTCAGCCGACGCCAGAAGACGCGCTTGGCCTGCTTGAAGGTCGGTGCGGCATACCAGATCTCGTCATCCGTCGACACGCGCCACTTGACTGCGAGCTTGGCGGCGCGGCGCATCTCTTTCGCGCCAAGGAACGTCTTGCCAAACCGCCGTCCGCAAACAGCATCTCGAAACCGCGCCTCAGGTTGCCATCCCCATGCAAAGATATTTGCCTGCTTCGGCGTCAGATCGACGTTAGACGATTGGCGTGGCAGGGATGGGCTCATCGGGCTTCAGGATGACCGTGTCATCGCGCGTCAGGTCATCGTCGCCACCAGGCGTAGGAGTATCTTTGTTCAGTTCGGACCTGGTCTTCTCGAGCATCGCGATACGAGCTGTCAGCCGATCAATCAGGCCGGCGTAGTCGCGCACCTTTGAATGCCGCTCGAAATGGGCCGAGACGTTCTCGGCGCCGTCGCGCTCAACTTCGCTATCTAGTTCCGCAGTGTCGGCGCGTTCTTCTTCGAGGCGAAGCGCACGCATCAACCGGATGCGGGTGAGGCGAATCTCTTCATCGACACTGCCGAGCGACAGAGAAGCGGCAATGCGCTTCTCATCGGGCGTCAGGTATTTGCTGTACAGACCACCAGGCTTCGCGGCGTTCTTGCTACCTTTGCGCGGGCCTGTGCTGGCACCCCCGTGCAATTTGCAGCGTCGCTTCCCTTCCATCGGGGCGCGCTTGCACGGCTCACCCGACCGAGTCTTCGCCCCACATGCTTTCGCCATGTGCGGCCTCTTTCATGGGGTTATTTCCGCAAAAGCAGCGTTTAATTGCAGAACTGAGGAAATCCTTTCTTGCCGCTCGGTGGGCATTGGAAGAATCTGCTCGCTTTGGGTTGCCGCCGCCCGTTGCCGTTTGAACCCGCATTGCGCGGGCAAAGGAGGTGGCCACATTTCGTCGGCGGCTGCCGGTGTTTCTAGCCCACCGCCGGCTGGGGCAGCAATAGAAAAAGCCCGCGCTCTTGGGAGAATCGCGGGCAAACATCGCGACGTGGCTCGCGATGGGAGACTCGGTCTATTTCAGCGGGTTCAGCGCGGCTCTCAGCCGTCGGATAGCTTCCTTCTGCAACTGGCACACGCGGCTCTCGGTGATGCCGAGCTCGGTCGCAATGTCGCGCAGCGTGCGATCCGTCATCCGGGCAAGCAGGATATGGCGTAGCCGGGCGGGAAGGGTGTCGAGCGCCGTGGCGATCCGCCTGCGCAGTTCCGCGTGCGTCGCGACATCGGCCGGATCGCCGAACACCGATGCTGTATGCCGGCCGAGGAGCGCTTCATCGAACGCCTGATAATCTTCCATCCCTTCGTCAGGGGGTGGAGCAGGTGTCGCAACGTGGGCGGCGTGGCGCGCGGCGAAATACGCTTCCAGCGGTATCCCAGCGGCCTCGGCAACTTCGTTGGCCGTTGGCGCGCGGCCGAACTGTGCCGTCAGGCTTCTGTCGGCAGCAGCGATCGTGCGGAGCGTCCGGCGCACACTGCGCGTGCACGGATCGGCGTGGCGCAGGCTGTCAAGCATCGCGCCGCGCATGCGGTATTCGACGTAGCTGTGCTGCTGCAACTCGGGCAGCTTGTCGTCGATTTGCATTTCAAGCAGCGCAACGAAGCCATCCTGCGCGAGATCCTCGCGGTCGCGTCCCGTCTGGGCCGAGAACTGGGAGGCGAGACGCCGCACGGCAGCCTCGTGCAGTCGGATCGTCTGCAAAGGCGTCATGCCGCGCTCCAGCGCAAAAATCAAATGGGTGCCGTCCGGGTGTGATCTGCGGCGCCGGCCGCCGCGTGACGGCGAGATCAGTCGAACGTGAAGATATCCAGAAGCGCTACCACTAGGATGATCAGGACGACCACCAGTCCCATGACTTTTAGCCAGAACATGGGAATCTCCGAGCGCTAGAAATGCAAAAACCCCGCACAGCGTTGGCCGGGCGGGGTTTCTCAGGGGACACTTACCAGAATTGCGAAAATCATAGGTTAGCGGCCCCAAACAGTCAATATCTGAAAGGTTTAAACGTAAGATTTCTCTTTGACTGTAAGCAAACCATCGCGCTCCCACTCGGGAGACAGGCGCTGCACCGCGCGATTCTCCAGACTCTCTGCGGTTGCCTTGATCGTCGCGGCGGCGAGCCGCAGTGTCTTCACGCTGATCGAAAATTCTTTCGAGATGTCCTCGTAGGACAAGCCGCTTCGGCGCCACCGCTCATTCGTGCGGCCGTACACGAGCGCCTGAATCGGAGTGATGTCCCCGATGCGTAAGAGCGGGGCGCAGTAGGCGGCCAAGCCCTTGACGCCCATGCTCTTCTCGCCGTGCTCACCGGTCATGATCCCCCACCGCGACCAGACCGCGAAGCACTCGGGACCGGGGAGGGTCTTGCGAATGCGATCGGTGATCGCCGCGCACTGGCCGCGGAACTCATCCATCGTCAGCCGTTCGGATGGGTCGACATAGTCGCTGCTGCGCGAGCCGCCCAGATATTCGAGCATGGCGTCCTGCTTCTTCGTGCGATCGGGCATATCCTCGAGCACGTGGCGCAGCATCTGCGCCAGTGCGTTCGGCTGGCGCGGCTCGACCGACATCACGAGGTACGCGACGTGAATGGCCTGCTCGGCCGATTTAAACATGCCTTCCATTCTTCACCTCTGCTGTGGTCCCATCGTCATAAATCCCGCATCGCTGCATTTCCTCAATGCGCTCCGAACCCTTCACCTTGCCGAACTTGCATACCCACTTTCGAACTCCTTTCCACTCCTGCTGAATCAGCAGCCGACACCCAGCGCACGTTTCGGCCTGCTCTTCTTCCAGCACGATGGCCGGATCCTGATAGGCGCGCCGCGGTAGGATGGTCACAACTCGCTCCCGTCGTGGCCGTCGTCGATCTGCTTGCTGCACCAGCAAGGAAGGTTGCTATAGGGATCGGCGGTCGCGCCGCATACCGGACACGTCTTCGGCGAGAGATCGACGAAGAAGTACTTCAGCGGCTCCAGCATCGTGATTTCGGCATCCTGGAACCACTCACCGTTCCGCTGGTACGGCTCACCGATCAGCTTTCCTTCCTTGGCGATGACGTCAATGCCGTCGATGTTGAGTTCGATCACGTGGATGTCCTCGAAGGATGGTTCCGCTTCTCAGCACGCGGCACCATGGGCCAGTCGTAGTCAAAGCCGTAGTTGTGGGCGTTACCTTCGAGGTTGTAACGATCGAACGAGATCGAGATCTTGACGAAGGTGCGATAGCCCGGCGCGGCGCTCGGCGCGGGCCGGTGCACAACCTTGTTATCAAGGCGCAGCAGCGTGTTTCTGCCGTATGTCCGGATGTTCTCTGGCCGCACCTGAGCCTCCATCTGCGCCATCGACTCGTCGCAGTCGTCACTGAAATCGAACGGCTGCACACAGAACTCGGTCGGCGCGTGGTCGCACCAGACGTAGTTCAGGTCGCCTGTGCCGAATCCATCGATGTGCCAGCCGGGCCGGTTGAACATGCGCTCGGGCGTCACATACAGCCGCTTGGCAGTCAGGTACATGTACTGATCATGCGACGTCATGCCGTCGTTGAACGCAGCGACGATCAGTGGCATGAAGCATTGAACGTTGCGCGGGACGCTGATCTTTGTTCCATTGCTCCATGATCCGGGCGGCGGATTGGGCGACGACGGCATGGCGATCGGCAGGTACTGGACGAACATCATCTCGTGCGCGTCGATCACGAACTGACCGATCACCTGCGGTGCATTGCCCGCGATCACAGCCGCGCTCCTTCGAACACGTAGAGCATCAGCTCCTGCTGGATATGGATCGCACCGCAACCGAAGTATTGGTAGGTATGGATGTCATCCGGTATTTCCGCGCCGGTCTTGAACAGGCGGAAGGTGCGCGTCTCGACCGGGGCCTCAGGATCGACAATAGCCCACATCCACAGTGCGCCGTCGGTGCCGTCGATTCGGATTATCGATGCGTCTTTCGGCATGTCGACGGTGGCCACTTCCATAAACGGAAGGCGGTATTTGAAAATCTTCTTCACTTCGACACCTCCAGTAAACCTCGCTCCAACAGCGCGATGTAGGTAAGCGCAACCATTTCGATTTCGAATGCGCGCCGCTCGAGCTTCAGCAGCTTGCCGCCTTGGTCGAGCATCGCGTGGCACCCGCGCACGCCGGGCCGATCGCAGCACAGCGCCGCGATCGCTGCATCGCTCGCCTTGATGCCGCCGCCTTTGCCCAGGTTCATGTGTGCGGCCTGCGTGTAGCCGGAGATGCCGCACTTCATGCACGGCAGCTGCGCGACCGCGCGACGCAACGGTTCGGAACGATAGGTGAGCTTCTTCGGGAAGCCGACGCCAATCAGA